GACCCCGCGTTTCATTCCACCGATGCGGTCGTTGACTTCGCTGTACATGTCAACCTCGAGTACTCGTGGTTCTGTCGCATGGATTGCCAAAGCCTTCGGGGTGCCATTCGAATCTTTCCAGTCAACACCACCGACGACGGCCTTGCCGTCAGCGGTGGAATGCTTTACCCATGCCCCATCACTAATGGATGGGTCATAAATGAAGTTCACAGTCGCATCGGTTACACTTGTTACAGTTGAGTACGGCATCGCAAGCCACACACGACGGTTTAGAAACGACACAGAAATCTTGTCGGTCTGAGCATTGTTCACATAGCCCAACGGATAAATCGAGCGAATCTTCTCCGACAAGTCGACAATGGTTGTGCCGTTGTAATAGAACAGGCCCTGAGGATGCGAGTAGAAATACACACCAGTTTCAGCAACAGCCATGTGGTGGTGACTTGCTACACCCAACTTTGATGTCACCTCGACAACCTGAAAATCTGTTGCGTCGTATCCGTACACAATGTAAATGGCTCGTGGCTTGAACACCACAAGTTGACCAGCAACGGTTGCCATTCCGGTAATTCCGGTACCACCACCCTCGAAGTCGATGTAGTCAGATTCCAGCCAATCCTCTGGCAGATTCTCATGCGACCAGCGAACACGGTTTGGATACTGAATCGAGTTCTCTGTCGTATAAGCGGCAAACATCTTGTTGGCATGAACCAACAAATGTTCAGCCGTTGGCATCTTTCCACCAGTTGGGGTGTTGTACGCTTGCCAAGGGTTCGGGTTGACGCCAGAGGCGGTCAACGCCGTGGCGTACGTATCGGTCGTCTTCCACTTGTATCCACCGTTGCCAGCAGTTCCCATACACATGTACATCGTGTCGCTCCATTGAGCCATACAGGCACCATGAGACGACAGAGAGGTGACATCATTCCCAGCAGAATACTGAAGCGTAGTAAAGTTGCCACCAGTTGACTTGTACACCTTATTGGATGCGGTCAACATGATGGTCGATGTTGCACCAGTAAAGTTGTAGAGACGTTCGGGATTCCATGAACCAGTATGCGAGATTGCTGTGCTGTTGATTTCACGCATTGCACCTCTGGTGAACAAACCACCACGTGGATCAATTTCAACATTCAACATGTCAGGTGACTCGTTCCGAGTCAACTGAAATTGGTCCGAACGAAGGTTCAGGCCACCAGTAAAGTCATCATAACGCTCAACGGATATTGCGCTCATTGTCCAAGAGTCGCTCCAAGCGTCTGCAACCAGCGACGCATAGTCGGATACTTACGACCACCAGACATAATTACTGGCTGAGCACCAGAAGCCTTCATGAGGTCACGTCGAGCAAGGGCTACACCCTCCTCGAACGCTCTCATGTGCATTGTTGATAGTTCTGAATCTTCTTGACGCTGATACGCCTTTGCAATCACAAAGTACGGCAACAGGGCATGGAACCACTCATCAATGTCAATGTCATCATCTGGACTTGTTAGCCAGTCGTAAGAGGGGTTGCGATACGCACGAACAGACAAGGTGTATGCGGTATCGGGCTTTGGCCATAAGTGAATTTGCTTCTCCCAAACCGAGAAGAAGTATGGGCGCCCCGGAACATCGGTGTTGCCAAGCCACACCTCTTCCGCATTGTTGTGGTCAATTAGTGTGAAACGATTACCAGATGCCGAGGTGTCAACAATTGAGATAATCTCACGAATATCACCAATGTTTTCAATTAGATACGAACGAATACCAGCCGCTGTGGTCGTGGGGTATGTCGTCTGTAGATATGGCCAACGACGCTCAAGCGTGTAAATGCGCTGAAAACCCTCTCTGGCAAACTGGTCAATAACCGAGTCTGGGAGGTCCGTTTCATCCAAGTCCATCATTGAGCGAACTTGGTCCCTCAGAATGTTGAGAGTGACGCTCATTTAGCCTGTCCCATAGAGCGCAAATGACCAATGCAATATTCGGTCCCTTTTGCCTTTGGACCTTCGCATGTGTCGTCATTACCCATGCACTTGCCTCGTCCAAGATATGGAGCGGAAGCAGAAGCCAGTTTTGACCCGTTTGTCGGTGCCAAACGCTGACTATTTACTGGTTGCCCATAAAGGGCGTGGGCTGGTTTAGCGTTTTTCATCATCAACCAATAGCCCTAATTGTTACCTCTCCCCCAATGTGGCTTGAGGGAGAGGCAACAGACTTGCTTGTGTCAGTTAGTACTGACGGCCACGGGGCTGTGAACCCTGTGGGCGACGCTGGCTACGACCAACCGAAGGACCAGCGGTACGCTTTTCCTTCGAACCAGTCATTGCCTTCTTCTTCTTTGCGCCCGGGATTCCGATGGTGATTGCACGACCGGTGCTGTAGGTGCCACCGATGCGGAAATCGCCCTTCTTCTTGAACTGGCTGGGCTTGTTGTTCTTGCTCTTGCTCAGACCCTGCTTGTAGCGGTCTGCTGACTTTCTGTCCTGTGGCATTGCTTTCTCCTTGTCGGATTGATGGTTTCTGCTCGAATCGGGGAGGGGGTTTCCCCCCTCCCCAGTTCTGGGACTACATTACCGCAATTAGGCGGTCTTTGCAGTCAACTTGCCTTGCTTCGCACGGTTACGGCAGGTGAGGTTGCCGTAGCACATGATGAGTGCGTAGCGAGCATCGAGGTTCTCTGGGCGGACGAACTCCGTCTGAGCGAACCACTTGCCTGAGTGACCAACGAGGGTCAGGTACTTGCTGTTGAGGAAGTACACCACGCCTGCGGTGCAGTGCGTGTCGTATACCACTGGAGCAGCCTTGAACAGCAGGTTCTGGAAACCAGCATCTGCCGTCTTGGTGTCGGTGTAGCGGAGTTGCGGCTGGAGCAGCGACTCGTACTTCTCGTACAGGGTCTGGGTCGTCAGCACCATGTCTGGGTGGTCGTTACCAACCGACACGCTGTTGTATGCCGTGTTCATCTGGGCGAGGGTCAAAGCACCTGCGGTGTTCTCCTCGTACGAACGCCAGTATTCGTTACCAGCGGTTGCACGGTTGATTCCACCAACGGTTCCCGAAGCCTCAACGATGTTGCCGAGACCGTTCCAGTTCTTGCCGCTGTTGCCAGTGCCGTCACCAAAGAACATCTGGTTGAAGCCTTCACGCATGGACTCCTCAGCCTGCATAATCTTGGCTTCAAGCAGGTTGATGATTTCCTGCTCGCCGTTGTTCTTTGCTTCCTCAATTCCCGAGATAGCGATGGATGCAGCGTACTGCTTCCAGTCGTACTCGGCTGCCGAGATGCCTTCCTGTGCGGTCAGCGAGATGGTGTCGTAGCCGCTGTACGAAGCCACGGTCGAGTTCTGACCGTAGATGAGCGGTTCGACAATCTTCGTACCGCCATTGAGCATGCGGATACGTCCCTTGTCCATGAGGAAGTAGGTGAATGGGCGTGCCGTGAACACGTTGTCGGTCAACTGTGCACGGTAGTTTGCGAGCGTCGTTGAGAGCAACGCATCGAAGTTGGCATTACCTGGCATTTTGGTTCTCCTTAGAGGTTAGTGCTAGACGCTGTGAACCCGTTTTGCGGCTTCAAAGGCGTCTCGCAATGATGTAATTGGTTTTGCAGATACATCAGCCGAAGAAGACGAAGCACCGCCACTCACAACTGCCGCTTGACGCTTTGCCTGAGCCACCTGAGCCTGTTCCTGCTCCTTCTTCTCTCGAAGGGCACGAACCGCACGGGCATCCTCATAGACCTTGTCAAATGCGATTGTTTTGTAGACGGCTTCCAAATCAGATGACCCCAAGATAAGTGCCTTGGAAATCACTTCATTGGCATCGAAATCCGAGCCGTACCTGTTTTGAAGGTTTTGTACGGTCTTCTCCAACTCGTCCATTGCTTTCGCTTTTTCGAAAGCCTGAACACGCTGTTCCAACTGCTTGTACTGCTTTTCAACAGGGTCTGCGTACAGGTCTTCCTCTTCGGAAGGGGTCTGTGCTGTCCCGTAGTGTTGGGAGAGAAGAGCCAAGGTGCCCTGTGGATCGTTTTGCAGGGCTTCCTGCAAAGCGGCCCCAAATTGCACCTGCCTTCGTTGCTCACTCAG